GTCAACGGTGCAAAGTTCAAACGCTTTCCAGCTGAGGAAGTGCCATAAGTGAATGATACGGGAATGCGATCCTCAAAGGTATCGATACCGTATAATTGCTCCGCGTTTACTCCATTTGCATTTGCATACGGGTTGGTGCGATTTAAGCTGTTTTGCCCGATGTATGTGTTTGAATCGAGAAAACCATTAACGTTTGCTGTTGCCATTATCTTTGTGAGATTTTAGTTTGAACTAATGAAGCGAAAGAATCAAAGTAACTCGATTTCGCTTTTGTTTCCTGAACCTTTTCGTGCGCCGAACCGCCCGAAGGAAGTCCAACGCCTTTTTTAACTTGCGCCCTAAGTGCGACTAATTCATTGCCCAATGTTTCAAGAACCGATTCAATTTCAGTAATCGAGTTCTTTTGTTCTTCGGTTTTCTTGTACATTGATTCCATTTCCTCTTTTTGCTTCGAGTGCATTGTCTCCATTTCATCGGGTGATAATACAAAGTAGCCTTTTTCTTTGAGCATGGAAATAGCAACTTCCACCTCGTCGTTTTTTGGCTCCTCCTCCATTACTTTTTCCTCCTCAATAACATTTTCCACGGTGGGAGTTTCGTCTATGCTATTAAGAAGGCTTTTGATTTTTTCTAAAATAGAACTACCCATTTCATCTTCTTTTTTTGTATTGTTTAATAATGCGGCTGGTACATTTAAGAACTTGTTTAGGCTATTTTGCAACGGTAACATATCTATGTTTTTTTCGCCAACTTTCACAATTTCATCAATGAAGCCAAATTCTAATGCTTCCTGAGCGGTCAGCCATGTTTCGGCTGCCATCATATTCGTAATAATTTCTCTTAGGTTCTTTTGGTCTCCTTTGCGTTTAATAACCGAAGCCGTGTAAATGTCAAGTAACTTTGCCTCCATCTTGTCCAATAATTCAGCCGTTGCCTCAAGCTCGTCGGCGTTACCCATCGTGTAACTCCAAGGGCGATGAATCATCATGAAGGCGTTTTCAGTCATCTTTACATTGTCAGCCGCCAACAGTACAACCGTTGCAATGCTTGCTACCAAGCCGATTCCTGTTGCCGTGGTTTCTTCCGGGTAATTAGCAACTAAATCAGCAATACCCATGCCTTCAGTGACGCTGCCACCTCCCGATGATATTGTCAAATTAATTGGCTGCCCGTTCGCCTGGTTAATTTTAGTTCTTACCGAGTTGTAAGAATTAACCGATTCCGAAATTTCCCCTAAAATATCTATACTTACTTTTGCCATGTTTTTTGCTTTGTCCTTTTGTATCGCCTTGTACTTTGCCTCAGCCCAATCCCTCATGGCACTTCCACCCCATGCGTCGTACATTACTGAGCCGCAAATCTCCGAACCATCTTCATCAAAGTATTTCCCTTGGTCATACGTTTCCGCGCGGCTTAAAAATGAATAGGTGCGTTGAACCGTTTCTTCCGATAAGCCTTCACCATTGGCAATTTGATTTGCCCGTTGCCAGCCAACAAGCGTGCCGCAATCTGAACCATTCTTTTCTTTGTGGTCAAGTGCGCGTCGTGCGTTGTTCTTTGCAGCATCTGGATAATCGGCGTATGTCATAAAATAAAAATAATTTATTTACAAAATTACTCGGTCTTCTTTTTATCTTTTCTTTTTTGCTTGATTTGAAAACCAAACCTTTCAGGATGCTGAACCATGTTATAAACGTGCTTCTTTGAAATACCCGTTCGTATGCTTATTTCCATCATGGCATCCATTTTTGAATCATTTGAATAAAGGCTATTTGGGTAAAGGTGCATGACCATATATTTCGCCACCGTCTTTTCCTTTACCACGTCGGTTTTAACGAGGAAGGAAATAAGATGAAAGAAGCTGGGTACAATGCCTTCCTTTTGGCAAAATGCACTGTATTTATTCAAGATTTCATGAGTAAAATCCTGCAATAAATCTTCGTTAATCATTTGAAATTCATCCATTTTCGTTCCAATATTGTACTATTTGCCTCATTTTACCAACGACTTTTGTCCGACACGCGGGACAATTACGCCGCTCAGGCTCGTAATGGTTTACAAAATTGTTATAAACATTGAACAAATAATCCATGTCGTTCGGGTCAATACTTAAAACCCTGTATGTCCTATTTACCGTGGCGATAACTTGCGCCTTGTATTCCTCTGGAATGCGTGAACCAAGCTCTCCCCAAATGCTATCTGTCTTCATGCAATTACACATTTATAAAGTGGCGTTTATTTTCAATTTATTTCCCTCAGCAAGATCGCGCGCAATGTCTTCGCTCACAACGTATGCCTGCAACCTGTCTATCCTGTTGTTTATCGCGTCTGTCTTTGCCTCCATGACTTGCAAAAATTCGTTCATGTTACCCTGTAAACCTAAGCCTTGTATCGGTGGGCTTATCGGTGGAACCATGCCACCTTCCGCGAAACCTTTTATACCAAGTTTCCTGAATGTGGGAGAACCACCTAATAAACTTTGTTGGCGTTGGTTCAATACAACCTCACCACGCTTAACATACGCAAGAACATTGTCACCATTTGACCGCGTTGGTATGTTTTGCTTTTGATTCACCCGCTGCCCCGTGACAACTCCACCTTCTGCAAGGGGCTGGGCAATAATCGTCGCCGTTTGTATTCCTGCGAAAACACCTGCAGAAATGGCTGAACCAATAGTAAATGGCGGACCAGGTGGAACGGCTAAAGCCCTATTTACCGCCAAAGCCCCTTGTATTATTGATTGAAGAATGGCTATTTTCTTTTCAGCCTTCGCCGCTTTTAATTGCAATGCTTCGGCTTCTTTGTTTCTTGATTCCAACAATGCCTTTTCCTGAACAATTTCTTTTTCTAATCTCCTCTTTTTTATGCCACTTGCTTTTTCTGCTTTGGCTTCAAGCGTTGCAATATTTTCTTCCGTTAACTCGATTTGTTCATTTAATTGGTCAGCATCCTTTTTAAAACGCGCTTGCTGTACCGTGGAAAAAAAGTCGGTGACTAAAGAAGCGGTTTGCAAATAAGTTTCAATTCTCTTTGCCCGTTCCTCTAAATCTTGTTCCTCTTTTTTCTTTTGTTCGTCCCTAAAGTCGTCCGCGTTTTTTGTAACCTCTTTAAATACCTTTTGAATATCTTCAACCTCTTTTTTTAATAATTCTGGCGGCTTTGTCGTCAATGGCAAGGTTGCAAGTTGTTCCGCGTTTTTTAAGTTGTTAAGCAAGTTACCACGCGCCGCATCTGCTAAGATTTGGTTTTGTTGTTCAACCGCTGATTTAATTTGGTTATTAATTGCGTTCAACTTTACCGCCAGTTCTTTCTGTGTCCCTGCGCCAACCACGGCGTTGGAAAATGCGGTTTGCAATTTGCTTCGTTCATCTTCGAGGGCTGCAAGGGAACCAGCCGCATATTCTTTTGCCGCGTCCATGCCTCCTTTATTTGCCGTGGTGCTTAACTCTTTGTTTTGAGCTTTTAATCTTTTCTTTTGTTCTTCGGCGTTCTGCTTTTCAAGTGCAATCCGATCTTTTTCAGCTTTCTCAATAGCTAACTTATCTTCCTTATCTATCTTTTGTTTTTCGGCTCTAAATACATCTCGATTCGCTTTCAATGCACCGCTTATGCTTCCCGTAGTAAAAAAGGTCGTTAATCCTGCGCCCATGGCTTTTAAGGTTGCAGGAAACTCATTTGCAAAATCAAGTAAACCTCCTAATAAGTTATTGAAAAATATCTTTGCTTTAGAGGATATAATTGTAAATTCTCCACCAAACTTTGTGAATGATTCATTTAATTCTGATTGACTTGCTTCCAAGTCTAAGTTTGTTTGGTAAAGAATTTCCTGTTGTGTTTGATATTGGTTTGTTGATTTTGTTACATCGTCAGTATTTTTTAAAATCTTTTCCAACGAAAGAATGTAAGCCAAACCAGCATCTTCGCCAGCCGCGCCAAAAACATCTGCAATAACCGTCTGTAATTTATCGCCTGCAACCTCAGTGTCTCCCATTTTTCCGCTTACTAAGGACAAAGCCTCGGCGGTTGTTATTGAGCCATTGTTTAAATTTTCAAATAACTCTCCTGTAAATTCTTCGCCAAATGCACCTATCAATGCGTCTTTGGAAGTTTTTGTTTGTTCTCTAATTCTTAATCCAAATTCCTTAACAACGTCTAAGCCCTTATCTGAGTAAATACCTTGATTTGCCGCCTCGATTGAAATGGCTAAATAATCTTTAATGCTTAATCCAGCCGCCGCAAATTGCGCTGGATATTCTTTTAGGTTGTCCAAGAACTCCCCATTACTATCTGCGCCCTTTCTAAATCCTGCCTCAATGGCGTCCAATGCCTCATTGAAACCAATGCCTAATGCTTTGCTTGCCGTGTTGGCTGCGACGGTTATTTCATTTACATCTTTTTTATATGTGGTTGATATTGCTTTTGACTTGCTTACAAAGTCAGTCAATACGTTTCCTGTTGCCCCCGTAAATCCTGCAACCTGATTAGATAACTCTTTTGTTTCAGCAACCGATTCATTTATACTTTGAAATATTTCAGATATGCCACTAAAAAGAGTTAATGCTATTCCAATAGCGCCGAGCGATTTATTAAATGCTCCCGTGGTTTGAGTTAATCCATTTATTCCCTGAGATAATCCTCCTATTGTACCCGTCACTTGTCCTAATGTTCCCCCAAGCTTCGGGAAAAATTGCCCCAATGCCTCGGTATAACCTCCGACGTTCCTTTGAAATTGTCCAACCGTGGCATCAATGCCTTTTAACTTTTTATCGAGGTTGTTGATACTTACCAATAAATCTTTTGCCTCCTGACTTGATTCCTGTTCAGCCGCCGCCAAATCTTTGTATCGGTTGCGTTGGTCATTCAACTCTTTGCTTAACTTGCGATACGCGCCGTTGGCTTTGTCGGTTGCGGTTATTTCTTCGTTGCGGCTTTTGATTTGCTCCTTAACAACTTTGTTAACCTCCATTTGCGCCGCCTTCAAGTCAACCAACTTCGCTTCAAGTTTCTTGATTTCTTGAACGTCGGTTGTTTTCTTGATTTCCGCGTTTACGTCGGCAATGGCTCTTTTTAATTCCGTTGCCGTTTCAACCGTTTTGCCGAGCCCGTCTATTACTATTTGAAAACCTATTACTTTTGACATTATCCCTTTGTTACGCCGTTTACAATAACTTCATAATTTGCCCCATCGTAATGAGTATCAATGTTTATTCCTATGGTTGAGCCGCCAATAATATACTGAATGGTTGGTATCAACTTTTGCCCGTTCTGAAATACAAGTACATTTGCATTCGTGTTGCTTACCTGCGTTATGCCTGAGTTGACGGGTAATACAAGTACATTGGTATTTGAATTAAGGAACGGCGTATAAGATAACTGAATGTTTACCGTTGCTCCATTTGCCCCAACCAAGCCGCTTCCAGATCCTGTCACCGTGCCACCTTGCGGCGGTGCGCCTGCCAGTGTAATCGTATTGCTTACTTTGCTTAAGTCATTTACATTTGGCTTTTCATCGTATAAAATCACCGTGCGCGCTGGGCTATTGCTTTTGGGATTGTATTCAAGTTCCTGAATAATGAAATTGGAACTTCCAATCATTCCCTTGCGCCTGAATGACAGTTGCGTTATGTCTTTGTTTTCCCATTTGACAAATGTTGTATATTGCTTACCGAGTTCAATGCGTTTGTACGTTTGAAGGTGGAACGTTTTAAAAACGCCTTGCATCACATTTGTATAATTCGTGACCTCGTCGGAAAAGGAAAGGTTAAAATCTCCGCCACTCGGGTCATTGTAATTAACCATGAACGCGGCAGGAAAATCAAAAGCCGAAGCCGCCGAGCTTGCTTCATCATACAAACGAACATACCCGTCTAAGCCGCTGCGCCTTCCTGCGTAATAAAGCAAACGAGGTGCCAAGTTATAATTGGGTTCTGCATCGGGAACGGTATTATAATCGTCACCGAAAACAAGAGGCATCTGCGCCCCGTATGTTCCACCCGTGGTTATTGCCACGTCGTTTATATGAATAGCTTTTGCGAAGAACTTTGTATAAAGGAATTCAATCCCATTTGGAAAACGATCCTCTGGAAAGTTGTAACCGCCTGAGTAAATGTTAACGCCTCGCCTTGCTTCCTCTTTGTTCGTGGTATCGTCATCCGTGGCATACGCCAGCACTTGACTTGATTTGTAATTATCGAGAATGGTTAATTCGCTTCCATCAATGTCTCGGGTATTTAAATCGTACTTATTTGTGTCCTTAAAAAAGCCGTCAAACGTTGTAAGGGTAATCGCTCCGCTTGCATTGGCTCGATACCTTACCGTATAATTGTCCTTTGGGTATGCGTACACTTGTTTGCTTAATACGTCCGTCTCCCATGCTAAATTAAAAATGGTTGTTAAGTCCGCAATAATATCTTTGACATACCATGAATTAGGTATGATGTATTCCAAGTTTACCGTTTCGCCTTGCTCTAATCCCTCCTTTTGTGCAACCACGGAGAATGAACCACCGATAACTAAGTTGAATGTGACGTTCTCGTACCTTAGCCGCATTTTAACCAAGTCACCTGCCACTAAGTCACCCAGGAATTCAAGCGCAATAGAATCATTTAACGATGTTTCATTTGTTAAATCATACGTTGAAACGTTATTTCCATTGACTTCAAAGAAAAGAATAAGTTCTGCAAATTGGTTTAAGTCACCAATAGAAGCCGTTAATGTAACGTTTAACTCAGCGATTAATTCATACAACGCATTTATTGGCACGGTATAAACGCCGCCTGAATAATTGCCCCCAGTGTCAAAGTTGGGTGACGTGGTTTCATTTGTAAATGTAATATCAACCGTGCCATAATCACCTGAGGAATAAACGAAGGACGAAGGCGAAGGATTTGAAGCCCGTAAGTTTACAAAGTCTTTTATATAATCAGCATCAAGATTAAGCCCCATTGGAATAATCAAACGGCTGAAAGGATCGGTTTTAAAGATGCTGTTTAATTGGTATCCTTTGTTTTGAAATGCCTTTTCCAGTATTTGCCAAATGAAAATAGCAGGCGTCAACTCATTGTCAACAATGTACGTTTCGTTTTCCCACGCTTTCCATTTCATCAAGATGAAACAATGTTCCGAAGTCAAAGGATTGTAATTCGTTTTAACCGTCGCGGTTGATACTGTTATATCCTGCCAGCCCAATGACCTGACTAAGATGTTACCCACGTCTGCGAACCAATCCGCATTATTTCCAATCAATGCAACCTTGTAATTATTCGCTTTGAATCCGTGGTTCATGGCATTCAATTCGCCTGAATCCAAACGTGCTTTTCCTGTGAGAATTGGAACGCCGTTTGCCTCCAGCCGTGCAGGTAATAACTTGTAAGCATTGGTTACAATGACATTTGGCGTTTCAATGTTTTCAAAGATTTCAATGTTTGTCTTTGTGCCTGGTAATGTTACATTCCTTTTCGAGTGCGCTCCCGATATGTTACCAAGCTCAATGTTCTCAATAGAATAATCAATAGTTACATTGACATCCTTTTGGTTTAAATCCACCTCTTGATTATTTATAAATAATTTTATCATAGCTGAGCCACTGGCGTATTTTGGTAAATAATTTCAAACGTAACACCAATGTCCGTCGCCCTGTTGTTATCCGTGTTTATCTCCCCGTTGGCAATGGTAACGTTAACGTATTTCCCATTTTCAATAATGTAAACCTCAGGACTATTAAACATTGTGGCAATGTACAATGCATCCTCATGACTTACCGCCACAGTGACCGTCTTACTTTTGTTTGACCTTTGATTAACCTTAATTACATTTTTGTCATACGTGTTTGCCTTTGGACTTGCTGCAATGTTCCACCTTTGCGCAAGGTTAATCGTGTCCGCGTTGCTCGTTTGCTTATCAATCATTAAGCCTGTGAATTGGTAACTTTCCGCGCCTCCATGCTTACCGAACCAATGAAGCTCAATGTTATCATCGCAATTTGGATAAATGTAAATGCGTTGCCTTTCGCTTAGGCGCGTGAATGCACCGTCGTATGAACCAACGGAGACATCGTAATAATCGTATAAATCTGGGTTAGTTGGAAAATTGCCAGCATGAAAAATGGCACTGCTTCCAAATATATTTGATACGCCAGCGGACAAAGAATATAAGTCATTGTTTGCCGTGGAATTTAAATTGTCAACAATGGTAACGGCTGAAGATCCTGACTTAAAATAAAATTCAAATTGAGCCGCGTTGGTACCACGCCCGAGGTAACTCAAGAATATATTTCCCGATGAATTACATTTTATAAAATCATTCCTTTGTGTTAAAAATAAGAAAGGATTTGCCGAGGGTTGATAAAAGTCACCCATGTCGTATTCCCCATCGACGAACAATGAAGGCAAAACGTATGCCGTGGTGCTGCTTTGCGCTGCCGTGGAGGTGACGACAAAGCCCGATGAATTAATCGTTTGATTAAACGCCGTGCAATACAATGATGAAATAACGTCGGTATTATTTGTAAGACTGAACCCGTAAAGGTTTCCGAAGAAACTTGTTTTGGCGTTTGTCTTTGGTGCAAGCTGAGTAATCAAGAACGATTGGACATTTGTGTCAAACACCGCCGAAGTTCCACTTGTTCCCGTTTGAGCCGCCAAGAAAGAACCTTCCAATGTTCCATCAAGATAAACATTGACTTGCTGCTGAATAACCCCAGACGGTTCAATGGAACGAAACGCCACGGGATAAAGGCTACTTGAAATGGTATCGGGGTTTATCGTGTAACTCATCTGTTTAAAATTGATTTGTAAAATGTTTCAACCGTGGTTTCAATGCTGTATGTTATCGCCCTGTTTATTAAGTCTGACATTTCAGCCTGCTTCTTATCCAACGCTTCTTCGATGAAGCCCGTCCGCTTTCCCGTCTTTGAATGCTTTTGGCTTTTAATCGTTGGCATCCCTTCCTTTTTATGTTTACTTGCAATAGCGAAGGCAATTGATTTAGATTCCTTATCCGATGCGCCAAACCTTTGTTTTGCATATCTCATTAAGCCTTTAATGTACTCGCTTTCCTTTCGTCCGCTGCCTGGGTAATAAGGAATCTTTGTTGCAAGTACCCCTTTGTTATTGATTGCCATATACTCTGGAACATAGCCTTCAATGATTAATTCATTTGTTTGGAAGCGTATAACCGTCTCCATGTTCTTAATGGCTGCCCCTGTCAAGTTGTGCCCTTGCGCCTTCCATTCATTTGCCACGGCTTCAATTGCCATTTGCGCAATGTCATCCGCTAAAATTTGCAACTCAATTAACATGATGAAATAACGTTTAAGTTGAACGTCGCCTGTACACTTATTAACATTTGTATCGATGAAAAACTATCCAATGTCATTTGAACGCCTTCGGAGATATTGCCAGCCTGCTTATTGGTATTTATTTGTAACATGAATTTCTCAGCCAACACCGTCAATGCTGACCACTTTTCTATTTGCGTATCCTCGTTAACCGTTCCGTCCTCGTTGTATCCAAGTAAATCGTCAAAGAACAAAGTAATTTGATACACGTCGCGTCGTGTTATCGGGTTGTTTGTGAGCGTTGGCACGGCAAAGAAAACCCTGGGGAATAAGTTTGTACTGTTTTCGCCCACGGAATCGTAATCCTGTGACCGCGTCCTGTCCGAAGCCCAGCCGAATGAAAAGCCGTTTAACCCTTGCGTTGCGTCCGTGGTACTTTTGAATAAGTCTGCTATTTCTAATAATGTCATTTCTTTTGCTTTTGTATCTCATTATATAAGTTATCCTCAGCCGCTTTGCTCGCAAGGTATTGAAATACCTCGTACAAATTTGCCCTTTCGCTTGATTGTAAGGGTGTGAGCCCTGCCAAGTTGAACAATCCGCACTCAGCTATTTTCTTAATTGTCAAGTACCAACCATACTTATCATTCAGTTGTCGTGAAGCGTTGGCATACTTTGCATCGCCTTTTTGAGCATAGAGGTCTGCAAATCTACTTGATAACTCTCGCTTAACTTCATCAAAAAAAAACCAATTTCAAAGCCAACTTGTAAGGGCAATTTTAAAAAGTCAATGCAATTCCTTTGAAAAACATCGTCGCTATATGCCTCATCCTTTTTCCTGAGCAACACGGCGATAACATGAAGCAAGCCTTGCGCGTCGTTGTTTTCAATTGCTTTCCTTCCTTTGTCAAATTGCGCTGCCTCCGCGAATTCAAGCAACGTGGATTTTGCCATTAACTTATCAGGTAAATAATACAAGGTGCCGTTGAAGTCGTATATCTGTTTGTATTTCAATTCCTCGGGTACGCTTATCGCATTGAGGATCTTTGTAAACATGAAGGTAAGGTATTTCAATTCCAAGCTTTCGGCAACTTTGCCATAACAAGCATCTAAAGGAATGCCCGTAAAATAATTTACCACCTTTGCCATGTACGGGTATTTTACATTTGCCTCCCAGACTTCGTCCATGATACCAAAGCACTCAACAAGTTTACTTTGACTTTTATTAAACTCGTCAATCAATGCAGGAAGGAAACGACGTACATTATCTTTGACATCTTTTGTCAAAAGGATTATTTCACATTCCTTCACCACGTCCGCCCACAATTTAAGCAAGTCAACGCCAAGCTTCTTTGCATACGGCTTGATTTTATCATACGCCGCCTTCATTTGCTTTTGCGCAACAAGGGCATCAAGTTCAACTTCTGGGTATTGAGGCAAAATAAACTTATGGAAATAAACGTATTGTTCCAATGTTATATCCGCTGCCGTTTCAGGATAAAAATACTTTGTATCAGAGTGGCTTAAATGAAATTGTACCATTATTTGCGCCTGTTTTTCTTTGTTGGTTCGGGAATATTATCTGCAATTATTGCGCTCGGTTCAATGCCTTTTGCATTTTCATTAACCTCTGGGGTTAATACTTTTGAATGGCTAACAAGGGGCAAAGATTCAGGGCGTTTTAATTCCCTGTACCTGCCCGTACCTGTCAACCGCACAGCCTTTTCCAAGTGGGAGCGAAGGAGAAGTAATTGTTTCCTTCGCATCGGGTGTTCCTCTATTTCAAGTGTTATCACCTTAATCAAGTCAATGATGTAATGCGCCTTTTCGTTGTTTGTCATTTCGTTATTATGTTTTTTAAATGCAGCTCAACTTCGCACCAGTACGCCGTGTTTTCATCCACGTCTGAGCCAAGTTGTCCGCAAATCGTTTGGTTATTGCTTATGATTATCTCGGTCAAAAGCAAGCATATTTTCTTTGCCTCCAGCCAACTGTCGTATTCACCTGTTACCACGTGCCGATAAGGCAATGTGTCGTAAATTATCAAATGCAATTCCCTTGCTTTTTCCTTTGGTGTCATATACTTTCGATTTCGTGTTCAACTTCTTCCCAAAAATAATATTCATCTTCGCTGCCTTGTATTTCAATGTTCCACTTTTCTTTCAAGACCTCTCGTGCCGCAAACAAGGCGCTTTGCTTTGCGAGGATTGAAACAAGTATCTCCTGACCAAGTTCGCCTCCGATGCTTTGTATAAGGTTGTGGTAATGGGTGAATAATTCATCTGCTTTTTCCTTTGGTGTCATATCTTTTTAATTAAATGCCAATACGTCTGAACCTTCCAATAGCCTCATGCAACCGTAGCGAAGCGCGTCAATCCCGTGGTTATCCGCGTCCATTGGCGTTGAACTTTTTTTATCGTTCCAAATGTAATTCCTTAATTCATACTTTAAATTATACGATTCCTCAGTAACCACAATCGTAAAATCAGCCATTTTCTTAATCCCATCAACCACGCTGCCAGCGTACTTTTCCGTCTTATGCACATTAATACCATTTGAGGTAAGCGCGTCAATCAAACGTGGTTCGCTTGTATCAGCAACAACCATGGCATCAAGTTCAATGCTATTCCTAATCTTTGTCAAAACCATGTCATAAGAAAGACTTTGTTCGTAAATGATTTCCTTTACGTATATCTTGTTTGCCGTGGTATCAACCGCGACTTTGACCAATGCCAAAGGATCGGGGTAAAACCCGAAGTCAAGCCCGTAAGCAAAAGGCAAAGATTCATCAAATTTGCCTTCCACCCAGTTTGGAAATACAACGCCCTGTTTCTTATCCAGCCATTTACCAAGAAACCTGTGAGCGTATGCCTCAGGTGACTTGCTTTTTATCGCCTCAATCTTTGCAATATAATCCTTACTTATGTTATGGTAATTATCCAAATACGTTGTATGAATATGCGTTATGTCCTCATGCGTGCTTATCGGTATCATGTGTCCGTCAATCGTCTCCATGCGATGCGACTTTTCAAACCACCGCTTCCAAATCCAATGTTCCACGTCCTGCGGGTTCATCACCAGGATAACAAGGTTTGGCGTATCAGGCATACGAATTGATTCGTCGATTGTATCGAAGTCCTTTTCGCTCACAAACTCTTCCGCTTCATCGACAATGAAAACATTTAACCCGGGTATTGACTTTAGCTTTGCCGTTTGATTCCCTGAACTTGTTTTGATTCCTGAAAAGATTATTTCACTCTTTGTGACCTTGTGACCAATTTGCGCGTTAGTCATATTGAACTCATCACCCACTCCCAACAAGTCAATCTTTTCCCTGAACTCAGGGATAACGGAAATATTGGCACTTGATAACGTGTACCGCGTAAAAAGTACCTTCCAATTCTTGTAAGCCAATAACATATTACAAGCCCAAAGCCCCACGGTAAAGGACTTTGCCGAACCACGCCCCCCAGTGATGAGGAAGTAACGCGTCCGCGGTTGCCAAAGGGCTTGGTATTTGTCACTAACTTTTATCTCCATTTATTCTAATTCGTTCAAATCATTTTCCTCGTAAATAATTTCCATGCCATATTGCAAGGCAACTTCATGCTCAATCTTACAACCCCGTGCATTTTCCCAGCCTTTAGCAAAATAAACAGTACTGCATTTGCTCATATATTCAAGTGACTTTGCTAAAAAACATAAAGGTATTTGAATAACCCCTCTTGAACTCATAGATTCATTTGAATACCATTCATTTTTAAAATATGTATTTACAACCTCAAAGTTTTCTTTTTTGGCATATTCAAGAAACTTGTTTTGAGCGTTAGTAATTTGTTCTTCTGTTAAGCCATTCATTGGCTGACTAATCATTATTTTTTTCATTGTTATTATTTTCCTTTGTAAATATAATCGTTGGCACCGTGACCTTTTCCCCCTGCGTCGTGATATCAATGTTTTGCTTTGCCTTCCCGTATGCACGGTCAAGAAGCAACTGTGCCGCCTTGATGTCACCCTTTGCCGCCTGTTCCCTTAGCTTCATGATAATTGCCTCGGCTGCGGTAATACCGTCCTTCTCCTGCCCCATGACATTTGCCATTATCAAGTCAAGGGCTGGGAGCTTCTTAGGGCGTCCGTTGGGGTTGCCCGATTGTCCTTTCTTAAATTCGGTTTCGGGTGATATTTTACCTCCTTTTGCCATATTGCCTGTATTATGCCTGTTTTAATTCCACGCCATTACGCTTAATAATCAATGATGAATCAAGTTTACGCATCCTGTCAATGATGACGGCGCAATACTTTGGTTCCAGTTCCATGCCATAACACTTGCGTTTAAGTTGGTGCGCGGCTACCATTGTAGAGCCGCTGCCGAGATAAGGGTCAAATAAAAAATTAGGAGCGTTTATCTTTTCAAATATCTTTTCCAAAAGTTTAATAGGCTTTTGTGTTGGGTGAAACCTTTTTTTATCACTACTTACAAATCCTTGGTGCGTTTCAGCAATTATATAAACCGCTCCGCTTCCGTTATACCAAGCAACTTCTGCATCAGCCAAAAAGGCTTTGCCGTTTTCAAATCTTTTGTCCCATACAATCCAATTTCCTTTTGGTAACTTATCACTAAAACAGTTAGCCCCAAAAAATAAACAATTTTCATGAGTGGCTAAAAGGAATGAAGGGTCAAATGCCTTTTCATCATCATGTATTTTATTATATTTATTTTCAATCGGTATTAATCCACCTGTAAAACGTGTGTAATCTGTATTCCAATCAATTCCATACGGCGGGTCTGTAAATACCATGTCCGCCTTTTCCCCGTTCATTAACCGTGCAACCGCGTCGCTATCCGTGCTATCCCCACAAAGCAACCGATGCTCACCAATCTCAAACAAGTCACCAATGACAATGTCCGTTTCCATGCCTCCCTCAGGAACTTCGTAATCATCTTCTTCCGCTTCAAGTTCTTCCACCGTGTCAAACTGCGGTATATCCAAGCCCCATGCCTCCAAGTCCACCACGTCCCAATCATTCGCTAACGTGTCCCAGTCCCAACTTCCCGTATTTGCGTTCAAACGTATATTTAACTCCTTTTCGTCTGCCTCATTCAAATCCACGATAACGCATTCAATTTCCTTAATGCCAAGTTTCTTCAACTCCCGAACACGGAAATGACCGCCGACAATGTACCCCGTTTGCTTATTGAAGATGATCGGTTCAACCATGCCAAACTTTTCAAGGCTTTCCTTCAAATGCTTTTCCTGCTTTGCCGTGCTTTGCCGTGGGTTGTAAGGCGCGGGTATTAAATCGGCGATTTGCTTTTTTTCAATTATCATGCCTCCCTGCTTTTTAAAAAGAGTTGGTAAACATCGGTAAATGAATATTGGAAAGGATTCTCATAATTTTCCCATATTCTTGTTTTATAATTAAATTCCCAATTATTAGCCAAAAGCCATATAGAAAACTCTTCCATGGCTTCCATTTGCAGCATTTCAGCAGTATTAAATAACATAGGACGTTTATTGTCTTTATCTAAAGCAAATTTTAAAAAATTAATACCTGTTTTCATATTTTCTTCAGTAACTCTTTAATTAATCGCTTATAAACCTTTGTTTCAATTTTCTTTTCCAACCGCCTTTGTGCATTGATTGCAGCCGCCCTTTCTTTCCATTGTCTTCCTGCCTCTGGATCCCAGTAAGCGCTTGAGGGTTGCAATTCGTTATTGTTAACCGTGGCACTTGATTCATATAAATCTTTTGCCGTGTTTTCTTTTTCGTTTGGGTCAAACGATAAATTATTATTTTCTCCTGCTGTTGCCATCATATTCCTTTTAACACTTGTTTACGTTTGTTGTTGACTGTGAGTAAATTTCGCTCACTCAAAAGCCATTGCCTCCCTTGCGTTAAATGATAAAAATAATTCCCGTCTTTTGCCAATGCCTTTTCAAATTGATAATACAAATCGTCCGAACCCTCGTACAACCGAACGCCTGGAACATTGAACTCCGTTATTTCCTTTGGTGCATAAGGTATGCAACCTGTGACCAACATTTCCATCGCAAAGTTATTCGATTTGCTTTGGTTGAAATTGTCGTTTGTCAAAGGGAACACGGCGTAATGAGCCGCACTGTTTTTGATAAGCTCGAAATACTGGAAAAGGGAATTGTTCCACGGTATCACCTTTACATTGGGATACAATGTTTTTCCGAGCCACTCAGGGATTCCAATAAATGCCACCTCGGTGTCCTTGCGTTCACTGATATAATGCCAAAATGTATCAACCGTTTTCAAGTCCTCAATGTGTGTCATTGAACCACGCCACAACACGCGTTTAACCTTTGCCTCCAGCTTATCAGGTGACACGGGGCAAAGTGGCGTTACTTGAAAGTCAATAGCGTTTGGGATAACCATTATTTTACTTTCATCAAAGAATTGCTTATAAAACTCTTTGAGAAAGGGCGTTGAAACAATTATATAATCCGCGTACTTGAAAGCCTTTTCAACCGATTCTTTTACCTGGGGTTTCCCAAAGTGTGCCGACGCTGGATTTGCCGCGTTTACCTCGTGTAATAAATCGTCGTGGTCAAGAATGATTTTTTTACCCATCTTCTTCGCCTCCGCGATCATGGATAACATTCCGTCGCCGTTGGGACGCTGGAAAAGGATAACATCAACGTCGTAAAAATCGTACCATTTTACCGTCTCAGGATTAAGGTAAGTAATGGTTAGATTTACCATCTGCGAACGAAGCCGCATGAATGGATTAACCGAACGATAGTAATCGGTCGTTGGACTGGTTAAATTGGTTACAATGCCTAACCTCATTTATTGTGCTTTTGGTATGTGTCCAATAAAATACTTAATACATCCTCCATCGAGTGTTTGACATTCGTTTCCTTCCAGAGTTGAAATTGCAAGTCTAACAACTTCTTTCTTATTTTTTCGTCCCGATAGCTTACCGAAAACACGGCGGGCGTTTGTTTATTCACATTCATTTTTCTTTTCTTTTAATCTGTAATATCTTTCCATTTGGTATTTGTTCACCCTCTCCTTATTCGCTTGATACCATGCTTGATTCCTAATTCTTTTTTCAGCCTTTTTCTCAGGTGATTGGTTCTGGTGATAAAGCCTAAAATATTCCCTTAACTTTTGCTTTTGGTACTCGGTCATATTTTCCCGATATTGCCTTTGATACTCAGGTGTCATATTAAAATGGGAATGGTTCGTCAGCGTTTAATTCTTTTTTTAATTCCTGTACAGCTGGGTTTGTCAATGGATTAACATACCCGCCAGACGTGTTCTCCCCCGCCGTTGCCTTGCCTCCAAATTCGATATTATTCACCATGCAACGAATGATACCAGTTGGTTCTCCGTTTTTCATATACGCATTCACTCCGCCTGTTCCTTCAACCACGACATAAGTACCTTTTAGCAAGTGTGGCGCAAGTTTGGAACCACGTTCACCCCACATTGAGCAAGTGACCCAAACCGTTTTTTCCGTGGGATTATTACCAAACGTCTTTTCCGTGTGTGCCACGGAGAAGGAGCAAACGGTTGTATCTCCCACGGACTTAATTTCAGCATCCTGACCAATACGACCCGCAACTATTAATTTTATCATTGTATTTTTTCTTTCTGCAAAGATAATAATTTATTTGTTATCAAATTTAAAATATTTTTTAACAAAATTATTTATATCTTTGTGACGCAAGTTAGTTTAGTGTTTAAAATGTTTTGCGACGGCAAAAAGACGAAGATTAGATTCCTTCACTTGCACCAAAGCAAGGTGGCGAAAGGTATCGCCAGGGCTAACCGTGTACGCAAGCTACCCAACGTTGAGCGGTGCACAATCGGGTTCGATTCCCGACCTTGTTACAAAAACAAAAGCAAATGATTGATAACAAATTCTTTTTCGACAAATCCGTTGAGCTTGGTTTTACCACCACGGACTATGAACCGCTCGTAAACTTGCATACCAACGGCGCAAGGGTTTTGCAAAGTCTTGGCTGCGAAAGTGTTTTCGAATTCGGCTCAGGACTTGGATTCTTTTTATCCGCCTGCCAGCGCGTGGGCTTGTATAAACACGTTGGGTATGACATTAACCCGTATGAAAGGGAATTTGCAATAAGCAAGGGAATTAAGCCAATGAATTATATATTGGCTAATGGAGAATTAATTTTAATTGGGAGTTACGATGCCATTTATTCGACTGAAGTATTTGAACATATGACGGACGAACAAATTGAAGAAGTTATGCCTATCCTTTCTCAGGTGTGTAATAAGTATTTTTATTTCACCAGTACGCCTTATGCCTCAGCCGATCCAGCGTTCGACATTGAATGGGGACATATCAACTTGAAACAAAAAGACGCATGGGTTGCCATGTTTGCAAGGCACGGTTTTGACTTGCTGAGGGAAGCAAGGGAGGTGACGCCGTGGGGGCTTTTGTTCGTAAAACGGGAGAAAAGGTAAGGGGTATAGGAAATTATATTAAGGCAGCATTGGACAAGGTTTTGACATACCAAACCCCACCAGCCGTGGTAAAATACATGGAAATGCAAAGCGCACTGGGGAATCCGCCATGGAAAAAAAGAGGGGAAAGTAATTAATATTTTGTATATTTACATATCCTTCGGACGGAGTGCAGCCCATTCAAAGGATATTGAAACAAACTATTTTTTTGTTTCATTTACGCCCAATAGCTGCACCTGTTGGGCGTTCTCATTTTTATAACTCATGAAAGAAATTCAGTTAACACAGGGGAAAGTCGCATTGGTAGATGATGACATGTACGATTATTTAATACAATGGAAATGGTATGCAAATAATCTATCTGGTAAATTTTATGCCATTAGAAATCATCGTGAAAATAAAAAATTTGTTGCACAATTATTAATGCACAGATTTATTATGAATCCATCAAAAGGATTAGTTGTTGATCATTTAAATGGCAACACATTAGATAATAGGAAATGTAATTTAAGAGTTTGCACTTATTCCCAAAATAGTATGAATAGGATTAAACAAATTAACAATAATTCAGGATATAAGGGTGTTAGTTGGCACAAAAATCATAAAATTTATGAATCAAGAATAATGAGTAATGGCGTAAATATTCATATTGGAAGTTTTGAAAATATAATAGATGCCGCCCGTGCATACAACGAAGCCGCAATTAAGTATCATGGTGAATTTGCTAATTTAAATAAAATAGATTAAAATGAGATACACAATATCAATAGACCAAACACATAGCATAGAATGGAATTTAAGCCTGAGCGAAGCCGCCTTGTTTAGTTTCATTTATTCCCTTCCAGCCTGGGCTGAACAAATACACGTCAACGGGCAAACGTGGTTCTTTGCAAGTAGGAATAAAGCCATTGATGAAATGCCTATTATAACAGATAAAGCGGACACAATTTATAGGCTTTATAAGTCATTACAATTAAAAGGGGTTATTGATTGGCAGAAATTCGGTGAAAAAGATTGCATCATGATAACAGAAAAAGGCAAACTTTGGAACAGTGCTAAAACAAACCTCGGAAATAAATCCGACTTACCTCGGAAAAAAATCCGAAGAAACACGGAAATAAATCCGACATATAATAATACAAAGAATAATAGTACAATAGATAATATTATAGATATAAATACTAATGTATTTATGACAAACGAAGAAAATGAATTTATTGATTTTACAAAAGTTACAAGTGAACCAAAGGCAAAACTAAACCCGTTTACCTTAGTTTCCCTTGTTGAAAAAGAAAAAGAAAAAAGCAGGCGAAAAAAAGAAAAAGAAAATGAACCCCGAGCCGACCGCCAGCCCTCCCCCACTTACGCCGCCTTCACCGTGTTTTGCCAAACGTTTGAAGCGTTATCGGGTGCCGCGTATCCAACCGACCAGAACGGACATTACATAATGATGCCAAAAGATGCAGGGCAAATGAAAAACCTTATGCAATACATTGACAAAATAGATAAGCAGGGCAATAGCCTTGAGGCATTGAAGGTGTTTATCCAAGCCGCGTGGTCATTGAATGACAAATGGCTGAGGGCAAATTTCACAATAGCCAACCTTTACTCCCAAGCTTCAAAGATATTTACCGCGTATCAAACGACAAGCCCAGCCGCAAAGGACAAGGCGTATAATGATAGATTAGCAGAACTTTTAGCCGAAAGAATGGCAAAGTTTGAAGATTAAAAAAAACAAAGAACATGATTCAAGTAAGTTTTTCGGGGGGGCGTTCCTCGGCAATGATGGCAAAGATTATGATTGATAATTATCCAAAAGATGAATTGATTTTTACTTTTGCCAACACGGGCAAAGAGATGCCTGAAACATTGGACTTTGTAAACGCGTGCGATTTGGCTTGGAATTTAAATGTAGTTTGGATTGAATTTTGTCCAGAAGAAAAATTTAAGATTGTAAATTATGAAACGGCTTCACGGGATGGCAAACCTTTTGAACAGTTGATTGAAAAAAGAAATTATTTGCCTAACAGGGTGACAAGGTTTTGCACGAGCGATTTAAAAATTAAACCAATGTCAAAGTATTTACAAAGTTTAGGTTTTGTAGAGTGGGACGCGGCTGTAGGAATAAGAAAGGATGAACCTAACCGATACTATAAAATGAAAAACAAGGTAAAAAAAGATAGATGGGAATATTTATTTCCATTATGGGATTTTAACATAACAAAGCAAGATGTTTTAAATTTTTGGAAACAACAAGACTTTGATTTAAATATTCATAGCGAGCATGGAAATTGCGACTTTTGCTTTCTTAAAGGATTAAAAAAGAAAGTAGCACAAGCACATTTAATGCCCGAACGCTTACAATGGTGGATTGATATGGAGGCAAAAATAGGTAGTAAATTTCATTCAGATTTTTCAATGACTACTTTAAAACATTTAGCATTAAATCCACAATTATTTGATGAACCTAATATTGATTGTTTTTGTGGAGATTAATAATGAAACAAACCAAAATTACTTTTAAATTAAAACCAATAATTATGAACAAAACACCAAAAGAAAAAGCAAAAGAACTTTTTGACCAGTACTATTTCCTTATTTTAAATATTGGCGGAGAATTAGGGCAGGAAATAATTGTTTCTATGTTAGCAAAGAATTGCGCTTTGTTTGCAATAATTGAAATTTTAGAAATTAAATCAGTAGATAAAGATTTTGATTTATCTGATTACTGGCAAGAAGTTGAACGCGAAATTTATAACTTATAAAAACCAAACCATTATGAACAATTTACCAATGATTGCAAATCGCGTGGAAGAGAAAATACAAGACGTGCAGCTTGTAATTCAGAACCGCGAATTAAGGATTTTTAAAACAGGGGCAAAGGAAGCCATCCCCAAGATTGCCCAAACCTTAAGCCAACTGCTCCCCGTGTATGGCATTGAACCAAAGCCCGAACACTTGATAGAGGTTACCGAATTTATTTCAAATTACAAGTTGCTTGCCGTCGATGAAATTAAACTTGCTTTTGAAAAGTTTGCGAAACAAGAACTTGATATTAATGACCACAAATTATATGGCAAAGTTGACCTTCATGCCATTGGGCGAATAATAACCGCGTACATCACCTGGAGGCAAAAGATATACTTTGCCATGGATTCCGATTTGCAAGCAAAGAAAGAAGAAGAAGATCGCATGAAACGCCTAAGCAAAGTGGCTGAGGAATATGATAAGGACTTTGATAATAAGCTGAAAAACTTTCAAAAGCCATTGGAAGAAATACCCGTGTTTTGGTACGACGAATGCGTGAAACGTGGATATATCAATGAATGGGGCGAAGGGGAAAAGGAAGCCTTGTGGGCTGAGGCGCAGGAAATGGCAAAGAACGAAAAGCCAGATTCAGATAATATGATTGATAGAAAGAACCATTTTCGAAAAATTGAAGAAGGAAATATGCCACGCGCCCGCGCAATTGCTTACAAGTTAGCCGTATGGCGCAAGGTGTTACTAAGATAAGTTTCATAATTTGGTTTTGTTTTGGTGGGGCATAGAAATTATGCCTCACTTTTTTTTTAATTTATTTTTGTAAATATTTTTTTATTCAAATAATTATATTTAAATTTACGTATTGAAAATAACAAAAACCAATTATCATGATGACAATGACTGAATTAAGAAACCACTTTGACAAGGTTCACGAATTAGTATGCGATGCTTCTTTTGTAAAAACTGTTTACCACGCGGTAAAATCTCAGGGTTGCACCGACGAAGAATGGGAGGCAAACAAAATGCCAATCGTTGCAAGAATGGCAAATGAGTACCTAAACAAGTTAGACCAGGATATTAAAAAAGTTCAAGAATCATGGAGCTAATCACTCCATTTTTCCACATTTAAAAACTTACCAAATGAATGTTACAAAATACACCTGCAAATGTACCCTCGATAAAAAGAAAGGTCACTTTGTACACGTTATCTTCTCCCACGGCTTCGGCTTGTACGGACAAACGTCTCCTCATTCCCCTGAGGATAACATCGAGATCCACGGCTGGACATTTGAGCCGCATGACATTGACCTTGAGTTATACCCAAAAATCAACCGTTACAATCTCATGCCTCTTGTGGCTGAGAATGAAATGGACTGGGTAATTATAAATAATTAATCACTTTAAAAACAAACCAAAGATGAACAATTCATTAGAGCAAGCAAACAATCTTCTAAATTATTACGAAGAAACCGTTATTAAACTTAGACAAGAAATCAACAAGTTAAGCATTGATAGCCAGAATGATTGGCTTATGTCTTTAGATATGTATATGTATTCGCTGAGATATACATTTAAATTAGTTGATTCTTACAAAGTAACGCCGATACAATTTTACAAAGACGAGGTTATTGAAATGATGCACAAATTTGAAAAGCACGCGGCAAATAACAAAAATTCAAGAATGTTTAATTTGAATATTAGCATTATTGAATATTGCGGAAATGCTATTAAGGAAATGGAAAAAATACCAACGAAATGATTACGATTCAAGAATTTGCACTAAAAGTCTCATTAAGTGTTTGCCCTGACTACGTTGTTGAACCATTTAGATTAAAAAAATGGTGGAGAGATAAAGGGGCGAGGGAACTTGAAAAATACTTTTTCGCAGGATACATAGTTAATTACGATCAGGAAATAGACTGGAAGGCAATAAGTGACCATAAAAAACAAATGTGGTACGATTCTCAAAATTTTCAAATTCAAGCAGGAAATGAATATTCTAAAAGGCAAGGTTAAATATACCGCGGGCAAAGTGTTTGAGGGTCAATACGGACCTTCCATTAACGCCGTCATTACATTGGACAATGGCACAGAGGCGCGCGTTTACGGGAAAGCCGACGACGAAAAATTGAAGGCATTAAAAAAAGACGATGCCGTTACCGTTATCCACGACGGCAAAAGTTACAAAGTCGCATTCGATATGCTCACAGCGAACGAAATACCCGAAAAGGTACAAACACCCACCGAAGGCGCAAACGTGCAGCAGGCGGCAAATGTACCGCCTAAAAGCAACGGTAAAATGACACACGACGAAATAACGGAGAAAGCAACCCTTATGACTTCGGTTTACGCCGACATATTTCACCAGTTGCAAGCTTCGGGACTTGAGCCTGCCCATGCACAACCTGCCGCCGCCACGATATTTATTCAATTAGGAAAATATTTTTAATCAATTTGGTACGTTTTTTCCCCAGCCTGAAATATGGCTGGGGTTTTACCGCGCCGAAAAACAAAAGAAAGATGGAAAACCAAGAAGAAAAGGAATTAAATAACACTTATCAACAGAGTGTTGATGTTTATATTACATTAGACAACGGTACTGAGTATCGCGTTTTCAAAAAGGCAGATCCTGTACAAATGGAAAACCAAGAAGAAAAAGAAACGTCGATTGAATACTTTTATGACAAGGTATTAGACGCTTCCGAGTTTTACGAAAGCGAATACCAAGCCATTGTCGATGCTTTGAATGAGGCAAAGAAAATGTATGCTGAGGAAATTATGAACGCCTATAAAGACGGTTGGATAAGAGGTGCTGAAGTATTTTTTAAACCTAATGAAAATAAATAACCATGCTCCTTCCAAAAAAATACATATCAGTCAGCCAAATTAATCTTTGGTACAGTGACCGCCAAAAGTATATCAACCGTTACTTTTTAAACCTTCCCGAAGAACCATCCATTTACATGGACTTTGGCAAACGCTTTGCCGAGGATACGGAGGCGTTTATCAAAAACGGTATAATCATGGAGACCTTTCCAGATTTTTACATTGACAAAATACAAGGCTTCAAAGGTCTTGAGGCTGAGAAACCGATAAGTCTGAGTATAAACGACATTCAAGTCGTTGGTTACATTGATGCGTGGGACAGGGAAAACAACCGCGTTATTGACTTTAAAACCTCAGGGAAACCGTGGACAATGCACACGTTGCACAATAGCCTTCAAATGAAAGTTTACGCGCTGGCAATGTTTGTAAATGGGGACACGATCCCCGAAAGCCAAATCAACTGGCTGGGAACAAAGATGACCAAAAACGGCTTATCTTTTACGGGCGAAAGTTATGAATTAAACCATACCTTTGAAATGGATGACTTACTGAAAGCCATTGTTTTAATTGAGCAGACTTGTAAAGAAATAAGTGAGTACTACAAAAGATTTTTAAATGAATGAGAAAAACGAAACAAGGGGTTTAAGGTTCAATGATGAAAAAATCAGATACGACCTCATTCCCCCGTTGGCTCACCGTGAATGCGCCAAAGTTTGGACAAAGGGACTTGATAAATATCCCGCTGGAAATTGGGAAAAGGGTATGCCATGGAGCGAGGTGATTGCCTCCGCCTTGCGTCACTTGGAAGCCATTCGCCTGGGTGAGGACATTGACCCAGAAAGCGGTTGCCTTCATGCGGCACACCTGCAATGCAACGCGCAAATGCTGACTGAATATTATTTTACAAAAAAAGAATTTGATAACAGGAAAAAATACGACAAATGATTTTAACCGACAAAACCATCATTGACGAAATCACCGAAGGTAACATCGTTATTGAGCCGTTTAACCCTGAGAACCTTGGCACCAATAGTTACGATTTAACTTTGTCAAATACCTTGGTTCTTTACACGGAGCGCGTATTGGATGTGCGCAAGAAAAACCCATCCGCACCCATGATTATTTTCGATGAAGGATTGATTCTCCAGCCCGGCATTGTTTACCTTGCTTCCACGGTGGAATACACGGAGACCATCAAGCACGTGCCAATTATCCAGGGCAAAAGTTCGCTTGGAAGGCTCGGTTTATTCGTACACGTTACCGCAGGATTTGGCGACGTTGGATTCAAAGGTCATTGGACGCTTGAGCTTTTGACGGTTCAGCCGTTGAAGATTTACCCAAACATGAAAATCGCTCAGCTTACTTATCAAGATATTTCGGAGATGCCAAATATTTCGTATGATAAAAAACAAGATGCAAAGTATTCAAATCAGGGGAAAGATCCAGTTGCCTCAAAGAATTATTTAAATAAGCAGCCATGACAGACGAAGAAAGGGAAGCAATAAAAAGATTAAAATATAAAGAATATTGCTTAAGAATGTTACCTTATCAAAAGAAAAAAAAATCTGAACAAAGCCTTGCTTATTATTATAGAAATGCTGAAAAAATTTCAATAAAAAGAAAAGAGGCAAGAAAACAAAATAAAAGCCATGACAGATGAAGAAAGGGAAAAATTAAGGACATACAACCGTGAATATTACCGCAAAATGCCAGCCTTCCAAAAGGATAAAAGAAGGGAGGCAACGCGCATCAGGAACAAGGACAATTACTGGAAGTTGACGGACGAAGAAAGGCAAATAAGGAAAGACAAAAGCCGAGCATATTATTACGCGAACATTGAGGCATCACTAATCAAAGCAAAAGAATATCGTGAACGAAAGTTAAAAAGTAAATATGAGTGACGAAGAAAAGAAAGCCCGTAAATCGGAATATATGAAGGCATATTATTTAAATATGTCACCCTATCAAAAAGAAAGAAAGCGTTTAAAAAATTTGGAAAACAAGAAAAAAAGGTATCATGAAAACAAAAGAGAAAAGCCAGAGTTGTTATACGACAAACACAAAAGATTTAGGCTTAAAAATGCTGAAAAGATAAAAGCCTACCAAAAAGAATATCGTTTAAAACAAAAAGAAAAGAAAAATCATGATGACTGAAAGGGAAAGAGAAAAATTGATTAAAGACCTTGCCAACATCTTCGTTGTCGCTGGAGGCATTGTAACCTTGGCGTTTGCTATTTACTTTATTGTTGACCTTGTAAAAAAATGGTACTCATGAGTAAATTTGAAATAAAGTACAATGACAAACGAATGATCATTGAAGCGGAAAACATGGAAAAGGCTTTGGAACAATTTAAGGAATTAAAAATCGATGTCAAAAACTTCGAGATAAGTATTTCAAAGTTTGGAGAATACAGGAAATAAATGTGAAGTAGTAAGTTGTTAAAGTGTTCTTTTGTGTCCGTGTCCTTCGATGCGGACATTTTTTTTTATTTATTTTTGTAAATATTTTTTTATTCAAATAATTAATATTAAATTTACGTAACAAAACAACCAATTATGAAAGTAAATGAAGTAAAAGTCCAGTATTCTAAAAAAATAGTTGGCAAAGTATCAAATAGTCAGACGTCTGTTGATTACTGTAAAAGTATTCCAGAATTTGAAAACAGAATGGAATATCAGGAAGTTTTTGCTGCTATATATATAGATCATGCCAATAACATTCTTTGTCATCAAATTATAGGAATCGGCGCAATAGCAGGAGCAATAGCAGATATTAGAATAATAATGTCAACCGCCTTAAAGACATTGTCAAGTAAAATAATTTTGTGCCACAATCATCCGTCAGGAAATTTAAAACCTTCGGATGCTGACATTAATTTGACTAAACAAATAAAAAAGGCTGCTTTATTATTTCAAATAGAAGTTATCGACCATATTATTTTAACAAAAGAATCTTATTATTCTTTTGCTGACAACTGTATTTTATAATCATTAAAAAACCAATTATGGAAACCACAATTTTTGCAGTTATGTACTTTGGCAACGCCAAAAGATACCAAGATTTAAATTACGAAATCGAAGCCTTTACCAAGCGCGAAGCCGTTGAAAAGTTTTACGAAAAGATGCGCAATGAGGATTATTTCCCTGAGGACGAATTTGTTTACGGTGGACTTATTCGAGATTGTGACGGCAATGTAATTGCAGAACCAGGCAGCGAAACCATGGAATACGACGGTGGATATTTTTACGCTGAACCAGTAATCCAATAACCATGAAATTATATAACAATTTTCAAAAAGAAGTACAAAAATTTCCAATTATTGCTGGTATGCGATTAGACGGAAAAGGCAACAATAAATTAAAAATTGTTGGTTATAGATGGGTTGAATTTACGTATGATGTTAATCCTGAAGTTGCAGACGATAAATTAATTGTTGAAGAAAAAATAATTAAAAAGACATTTTTATGAAAGACAAAATCATTGATTATGTACCTCAAAACAAGCGCCTTCCGTACCAAGTTGCCGCAGGTGTTGGCGTTGCCTTCGTGGTTGGGTTGATTTATTCCCCGATCAATACCCAATATCAATATACCTCATTCGTTCCCATCATTGAGAGGGACACCGTGTATGTTCACAAAATTACCACGCTTACATTTCCTGCAAAGGAAGAAAAAGGCGAAGTCAACGAATTGGCTTATGGCTCACGTTCATACGGCTGGGAAATACGAAAAATGAATATACATGAATTAAGGCGAAATCTGGAAGGCAAAGGATTCAGAAACCTTGACAAAATTGACTTATTTAAAATGCGTCGTATATGGCTTGCGTATTCATACGAATCAATGTTAATGAATGTACATCACCTGACCGACTTCCCAGTGTCCATGATCTATTCATTTTTCATTATTGAGGCGACGACTTCAGGCGTTGAAACCGAACTTTGGCGCAAGCACGCCAACGCTGGAGGCGTGAAGGCTTTGAAAAATCAAAAGTCCGTAACTTACAAAACACGGGAGGTCATTCGCGGACGTGACAAATACATTCGCGCCAAGTTCATGAGTGCAAGTACCACGGAAGAAGGGATGAAGCTTTGGGCAGGCGTTTTAAATTCTGGAAGGTACGCCGCCTGTAAAAAGGCAAATTACAAGTTGAAAGGCATAAGGTTGTACGAAAGCATTTGTAAATGCGTGTACAAATCAGGGTATCACACGGACAGGGATTACAAGTTTCGCGCCTCGTTAATGGCTGAGTTCTGGGAGTTGAAAAAGAACCATTACCCATTGAAAGGCAAAAGAGACGAATTTTAAATTATTTTGTATTTATTTTTGTAAATATTTTTTTGTTTAAATATTACTTTGTATATTTACATATCGAAAGAAACAAACGATATTTCACACAACAAAAACAAAACAAAATGACAGCTTTAAATTACTCAGCACCAAAAAATGAATTAAGATCTTCTTTAAAGTCTTTAATGACTGTAAAAAATGACAAGCCAGTTATCTTCAAAAAAACTGCAAATAAATTTTTTGCAGAAAATGGCATTGAATTACAAGACGCTCCAATGGTTATCGTAAAAAATGGCATTTATTATCACTTGAACCACACATGTTACAATGGCTATAAGGGAAGAAAAATCGAAAATGCTTGGTACGCTCCAATAGTTGACGTACAGGAAGAAGTGGCATCTGCGCCACTATCTGCAAAAGAGGTTTTTAACTCAATCAATTTTATTAACCCAACAAAAAATCATGTTAGTTCTGTTGGCTCTTATGTAAGTGAGGCAAGATTAGAAGCAATTGCAACAAAAGTAAATGAAATCAAATCTTACCTTCCTGAAGGATCTTTGGCTCTAAATATTTTAACAAGCCAGTCAACATTCACAGATAAGCAACTTTGGGTTATTGCTTATGCGCTTGTAAAAACAAGCTACCGTCCATCTGCAACAAAGAAAGCAGATAAAAACGAATTGCCAACACGCCGCTTAAAATACGTTGACGGCAAATTTTTCACCGAAGAAATTGTTTACGCTTAATAATTGTTTTCACAGGGCAGCGCCCCCCCCAGCTGCCCTTATTTTTTACACACAACAAAAAACAAATTAATCATGGAAAAAAATTTCAACAATTTACAATTCAAATGGACATTTGAATCAATTTCGGATAACATTCCCACAATTATGCTTTTAACAATCGTTTTAACTTATGGCATTAACGCCTACCTTACCGCTATCTTTTTACCCATTGACTTTTGGCTTGCGATCATTGCTGCCAGTATCCTTCAACTCGGACGCTTTGCCGTTGTTTTCATGGACTTCCTGAACCCCACCAAAGGGCGAAGTACCTACCCTCCAAAGATTGCACTGGGCGCGACGCTTGTCGCATTGGTTGAAATCTTTTTCGGGTTGCAGGAAAAGTACGAAGGCGGCGAATTTATCACCATGTTTCTTTTCGTTGGAACCATCATTGTTTTCGGTTACCTTCTTGAAATCAACTTTGTTGACAAGGGCGTGGAGGCATACGGAATCAACGCACCTGAGCCAAAGCCAAAGCGTAAAAGGAAACCACGCGTAAAGGTTGAGGCAAAAGAAAACAATGAAACCACGGGAACGGCAAAAAACTTTGTATCTTCATTTAAAACAATAACTTTATAATCATGATAAAAGAATTTGTAAATTATGAAATGGCTTTAGCACTTAAGGAATTGGGATTTGATGAACCTTGTTTTACCTATTATTACAATGTTACAGGTAAATTAAGAACAAATTTATCTATAGATATAGATAATGATATGAATTATATGCTTAACAAAAAATTAGGAATTACTTTAGCTCCGACATTTTCACAAGCATTTAGATTTTTTAGGGAAAAATACAAATTGGAAGGCGTAATTTATATGCTTAATTTTAAATGGGCTTCTCAAGTTTTTAATATTGAAACAAGTACATATTGTTTTGTACCTGAATTGTTTGAAACTTACGAAGAAGCTGAAATTAATAGTTTGCAAAAAATGATTAAAATGTTTAAAAACAAATGAGGACACTCATAGGCGTTGACCCAGCATTAAGATTAAGCGGCATGGCGGTTTGCATTATTGCAGACCGCACCATGATTTTTAGAAAGTATAAAAGGTTTGCTGATTTCATCGGAGACGTTATAACCTGGGTGGCATACGAAAACCCCATTGTTATAGTGGAAGATTCAAGCCTCCAGAATCTGACTTTTAATAATTCAACAAACCGCGCAATCCTTTCCCGTTTGTCCCGAAATGTTGGCATGAACCAAGCCGCTTCGCGAATAGCTTACGAATGGATAAAGGAACATGACATTGAAGCGTATAATATTAGCCCTGAGGCAAAGGGTAAAAAGTTTAATAAAGACATATTTATGAAAGTTGTCGCAAGTGAGCGATTGAAATTTGAACCAGATTTTAAACCAGCCAAAATAAGTCAAGACGAAATCGACGCTTTTTTTCTTGCTTTAATGGCTAAAAATTATATGAAGCATGGAAAATAAAGAGACAAAACCAAATGAACCAATTAATATAGTGGAATATAATAATAATTATACATCTACAGGATTTACAAAACGTGAATACTTTGCAGCTATGGCTTTACAAGGGTTGTTGGCAAAGTTTGGTAGTGATAATCAAGTGCAAATTACAAAGGACGCTATTTATTGGGCAGACGCTTTAATTGATGAACTAAACAAAACAAAGACAAATGAAAAATAACGAATTAACAGACGGCTTAACCAATGAACAATGGAAGGAGGCGCAAAGATGTTTTAACGCCCGTCCAAAGCCTGTCCGCTTTGCCGACACGGTAAATAGCAAACAATCCGTAATAAATTTTTACTTGAATCCTTTGATTCCTGAGACGATGCCCGCTTATCAGTCAATGAATAAGGAAAGAATGGTAAGCATTTGTTACCAACTTTACCACTCGAAGGAAACCGAGACTTTAAAAGAATCAGCCGCAAGGCTTATAAAGCTTATAATTGATTGATTACTAATTTGTTGAATTGTTGATGTGTATATCGGGGCTGGCATTTGAACCAGCCCTTTTTTATTTAAAATATTACCCCCTGCGTTTTCGCATAATCCACGACCGCCCTTGCGTGAGACAAAGCCAACGTGTTTTGAAACACGGGGTCAAACATCATTAAAGCGTCGTGGTAATTTGTAAAGAAGCCATTTTCACTGAGTACCGCTGGCATATTGGTTTGGGTAATAACAAAAAAGCTTTCCTCTTTGTCCTTATCGCCGTCTGTGGTGTCCATGCGATAAACCCATTTAGGAAATGCCTCCTGCACCTCGTTAAAAAGAAATTCCGCATAAATGTCAGACCTTGTTTTCCCCTTGCTCGTAAACACCTCGAATCCCCTTGCATTGGGCGAAGCCGCCGCATTGCCGTGAATGCTGAGGTATAACGAATCTTCGTAATTTTTCGCGTTAATATTTGCTTTCGCCACGCGCTTAGTCAAAGATACATCCAAGACAGGATCGTAAACGCGAACCACGGGAAACCCCCAGTCTATTAAATACTGCTCAATCTTTGCCGCAACGTCACGGTTGAACACGCCCTCAAAGAACCACCCGTAACCATGGAACTTTGCATTGTTATGCTGAGCGCACTTTGAAGGATACGTGGTATAATTGTAAGGTAACTTTTTCTTTGCGTCAATGCCTCCATGACCTGCGTCGATGAAGATGCAAAATTTAGATGCTTTCATATTTTGATATTTTTAAGGGCGATGCAAGTCAATGCACCGCCCTGTAAAACGCATAAGGTAGCGAATCTTGCTGCGCCTATAACTTAAATCCAATCAATGCAAAAGCAGCACTAATCAATGATAACTTTGCAGGCAATTTTACCTCAATTTCCTTTCCAGCACATTCTTTCGATGTCTCCTTTATCTTATCCCAAATGATTTGGGCAAGTTGGATATATTCGCGCCACGTGAACTTAATTTTGTTGTTTTCAAGATGAACTGAAATTTCTTGAGTTAATTCCGCAAAATTAAAACTGTAACAAGCGATGTCGCCCAAAGGTGACTTAACTGTATCAGCCGATTTTAAGGCTTCTTTTAAATTAGTCTGCATATTATTTATTTTAACGATTAAAAAATCTTGTGATTAAAACGCCAAGGTTTACACCAGTAATGCGTTTAATATTTTCCGAAATAGAATAAAGCTCCACCGTCGCAATTAAGAACGCTGCCATATACGTTATGTTGGGAAGGCTAAAGGTATTTCTTGCACCCTCGAAAATAAGGATACCACAAAAATAAACGACTATCTTTTCCATTGTTCGGTAAAGCCCTTTGCTATTTATCTTTTGCTGCTCTTTCCTTGCTGCCAGAATCCCAGTTGCCATGTCGGCAAAAACTACGAAAACGGTAAAAATCAAGAATCCCTTTATTGGTATGAAGAAGGAAAATATCCAGCCGCAACAAATGGCATACGTTATTTTCTCCCATCCAAGGTGCAAAAAGTTGATTAAGGTTGTTTTCATCATTCCTTTTTTATCAGCCTAACATCATTCTCAACTGTGGCAAATCTGCCATTACCAAACTTGTATAAATCATAGCGCACACCATTAAATGAAAAGGTGATTTGATTTGTGAATGTCGAGAGTAACAGGTTTGTTGAAATTGTATATACTTTGCCATTATCAGGATTAAAAATTAAACGCTTGTTGTTGTTTAATTCAATTACTCCATCAATAATTTCACCGTTAAAATTCAATTTCCAATCTCCCAAAAACTTTGCAGTGTCTCTTTGTGCCGTTGTAAAATACACAGGCTTTCCACTAATTTGAACGTGCAAATCATTGTAGTAATTAATTCTTTGCACCGCTTTGCCTTTTGTGATAATAGGCTTTGCATGAATAGCTAACGTGTTGCTTTGCCTTTCCGCATCGGTAACAAGGCTTTGAATGGCGGTTGCACTATCGCCTAATATTTGCTTTGAGCCTGTGACTGTACTATCAGACAAAGTCGTTTGCTGAATAATGTAATAAATGTTTCCTTGCTTTTGAATGTAAACGGTGTCTTTTACGACGTCTTGCGCAAAAGAAAACAAGGGAAGAAATAAAAATAGGTATCTCATTTTATTTATTTTCAAGGTTAATAATTCTTTGTTCAAGGGCTTTTATAAGGGCTTGTTGCTCCTGGATGGCTTTGGTTAGAACTGGGATTAATTTTTGTAAATCAAAATATATATCTGAATTATTCATTACTCCTGTTGCTTCTGGAATAACATTCATAACATCTTCCGCCACAAAACCCAAATCCTTACCTTCACCCCATTTATTTCTATCAATATAATTAAAAATAACAGGATTTAATTTTAAAACATCTGATAGACCATAATTTATATTTTCAACATTTTCTTTAATTAAAATAGATGATGCAGCACTTAATGTGCCATCAGCCGCTGCATTTACTGCCCTACTTGCTGTGCCAGCTAAATCATTAATAGTAACTGCACCTCCGCTTGCAATAGTCATTCTTGTCGAATTGTTTGTTGCCAAAACAATTGGAAAATTATTATAATTATACAAATAACTTACATTAGCTGTATGACCCACGTAAAATCCGTTATTAATGCCTGTACCTGTTCCACTTGTTTGATAAACTGTTGAAGGATTGGTTCCATAAATACTTAATGTATTAGCTGGACTCGTAGTTCCAATGCCAATATTTCCATCATTTCTAACAAATAGTAATGAAGCATTTGATGAGTTAGTAACATTTAATGATGAATAAGAACTTGTACCATCAACACCTTTAACAACTAAACGTGAACTTGGACTTGTAGTTCCAATACCTAAACGTTGCAAAGAATCTGCATACATTAATAATGATACATTTGAATTATTATAACTTGATGCAACGTAAAAACTTAAATAAGGAGATTCACCATCTATTGAAGTAAATATACCTGCTTTTCTGTGTGTTAATCCTCCCATTGATAAATTAGAAAATCCATTTGCTGCTGTACCTTTTAATTGCATATTTCCAGCAACATCAAAAAATGGGTCAGGAAAAGTTAACCCTTCAAAAGTTCCAGGAGTTATTCCAATGCCAAAACTGCCATTTGAATTTATTGTAACTCTGTTTAATCCATTAGTTGAAAATCCAAGTGTATTTGCTGCTGGTAAAAACATACCATTTCCCGTTGCCGTGTTTGCCGTTGGATTAAGATTAAACCTTGTTGCCGTGAGTGCGCTTGTAAATGTCTTTGCCCCGTTTACCGTTTGCGTTCCATAAGTATTAACATAGGCAATAGCCGCAGTATCCGCTCCAAGTTGCCGCCACTTTCGCCCAGTTGCAGAAGCCTTGTAGGTATACAAATTTAAATTAGCCGTATCAAGCACAAAATAAGCCGCTGTGTCGCTCTTTGCCGTCAATGTTGTATCAGCAGCCACACCTCGCCAAATCAACCCATCGGCAGTCGTTTGTTCGCCCAATGTTATCTTTTGGTTTCCATTGCCTTGATATTGTGCAAGGGCAAGGCAAGGGAAAAGGAGGAGGAAAAGGAGTTGTTTCATGTTTATGTTTTTTTAGTTTGCTTGCATTATTCGCCAATCAGTACCATCACTTACTAATGTACACCATTTAGCATTAGTTGCTGGTAATATTGTCGTTGTCGTTCCGCTTCCACTTAAAGGAATAATATTTCCATTTGCTATTAAAGAACCCGTAGATGAATTTTTAAATTTTAATTCTCTAAATATATTTAATCCTGCTAATGGTAAAATAATAGTAGTTGATGAACTATTTTTATTATCAATATAATAATCGGTCGATGTAATACTATATGTAGATGTATTTATATCTGTAATTTTATTATTAACATTTAATGTCCCGCTTGTTAAATTTAAAGTATTTCCTAATGTAACCGTGCCAACGACGTTGTTTCCATCTTTACCAAGTAAACTTGAAGGCGTTGCAGTTACCGTTGCAATTTTTACCTCACCGTTTACATGAAGCGTTTTATCAGGCGCATTTGTGCCAATGCCTACGTGGTTGGCTGACGCATCCACGAAAACCATGTTAGCGTTACCGTCACTTTCAACGCGAAAATCTGTATCCTGAGAATCTTCATTAATAACTAATAAATTATTAGTTAATTCCATTTTGTTAAATTCATCTGTTTTAAACATTATAGTAGATAACCCTGCATATAAATTTATTGATGTATATTTTGTTTGTGCGTCATTTAAACCTTGAAATCTTATATGCCTATTATTAGATGTTGTACCATATATTTCGCTATAAAATCCACCATTATCAAAATTATGCTCTATATAATTTGTATTGCCTCCAAATCTAAATAATCCATTTGATGAAAAACTACCATTAATATCAAGGGCAAATGAAGGCGTTGTATCGTTTATGCCAATGTTCCCATTGTTTGCTATATTAAATATTCTATTAAAATTACCTCCATTACCTAAACTTAGGGTACTGTTATTGTCATTAAATAATCCAAATTTCCAAACTTGCACTCCAGAATGGTCAAAGTATAAATATCCATTTCTGTTATTTACATTATTAAAATTATAAGAAGTTCCATTTGTATGTAAATCTCCATTAACATCTAATTTTGCCGAAGGAGTTTTACCTATTCCAATGTTACTTCCACTTTCTTGAATTACTGAACTTCCTAAAGTTGAAGACCCTGTAAATAATGGCAAAGTATTTGTTGTTCCCGTGCCCATGACTGGGTTGGTTAATGTGTTTTGTTTACCATTCAACGCCGTTTGTGTTGCTGTTGATACGGGCTTATTAGCATCCGAAGTATTATCTACATTTCCTAAGCCAACCGCACTTTTATCTAAGGTTTGAAATGTCTTATCTCCTCTAAAATATTGTCCTGTCGTTCCTGCTGTAATAGTATTTTCTTTACCATTTAACGCCGTTTGCGTTGCCGTTGATACGGGCTTATTTGCATCTGAAGTATTATCCACATTGCCTAATCCAACCATGCTTTTCGTTATCCCCGAAACCGTGCCCGTAAACGTGGGATTCGCTAAAGGTGCAACCGTGGTAAAATCAACCGCCACCGTGCCCGTGGTTGTTATCGTTCCACCTGTTAAACCTGTTCCTGCCGTTACGCCTGTCACCCCTTGCAAGTCGGTAAACGTTGGCGTAAATGTTCCCCCGTCATATTGGGTCAAAGTCAACGTCTTTGTATTTGTTCCTGAGAACTCAGCATTGTTTATTTTGTCATTGAATGCGACGTTCCAATTGCTTGAATTATTTGCAATGCTTGAAGCCCACGCGCTGCCTGTTGATACCGCTATCCCTGCCTCAGGGTAAACGGGGTTTGGAAACACCCCCGTCCCAACCGAACCAATGCCAGAAACCGTGACCACCGTGTAATTAGCCCCTGATTTAAAGGAATTGGAAACAATGGTAATTTTATTAGTATCAGTTAAATTATATTGGTCATTAATAAGAAGCTGACCATTTCTGAAAACCAAAATAAATGCCTTTGATTGAATCGGAAACTTTGACGTAATTGTCCAAGTTAAAACGCTTGTTGTGGCTGGTGCGTATTCCTGTTTTAAAATCTTTATGGTATCATTCCCAATGGCAACGTCAACAATGGAATCCCTTATTCGCGAAAATACAACGGCTGAATCAAGTAACAAAGTACCCGTTGTTGTAATTGTTCCACCTGTTAAACCGTAGCCCGTGGCAACACTTGTAACAGTACCCGTACCTTTTGCGTCTATCCTATTGGAAAGGGAAGCCGTGTCTAAAGCGTTTAATTTAAGATTGATTCGATTAGATAACGAAGATGTGTCAGTTGAATTTAACTTTGTATTTATTCTGTTGGATAACGAAACGGTATCAGCCGCAACCAATGTTCCAACGCTTATATTTCCTGAGCCTAATAAGCTATTTGAATTTACCGTCTTGATATTTGTTCCAGATACCAAGGTATTTTGCTTTGTGTTGAATCTTGATGTAAGGTTCAATAATGATGTATCTGTCAATTCCATTAAAACACTGAGGTCAGCCGAAACTACTCCAGTCGTTGTTATTGGATTTGGGCTAACTGTTATTCCTGTACCTGCAGAAATTGATGTTAAACTGCCCGATCCTCCACCACTTCCTGCACCGCCACCACGCGGAAAAATAACCGTGTAATTATCATTGACTTTAAATGATGAAGCTGCAATTACCACGCTTGTTGACGTTGGTATTGTGTATTGCGAAGGCAATAATATTTGTCCATTACGATACACTTGAACAACATTAACTCCCCCAGGAATCAAAGTGTCACTTTGTGTCCATGTCAAAGTTGAAGACGTTACGCCTGTCGTATAGTCCTGTCTTGCGTATAACCTTCCCGTTGTATCCGCGTATGCTTTTGTTGCATAATTGGAAAGCATGGAAGCCGTGTCACTAACCAAAAGGGCTGCCGTTGTGTCGCGCCATAATCCACCTGAATAAAACAAAGTAGCACCTGTTACTGGGCTACTTATTCGAACATCATGAAGCTCGTCAAGTTCCTGCCCATTTCTTATTTTAACGAACAATTCCCCCGAACCGTTATTACTCTTTACGCACACGCCAATATACACTGTATGCTGTGGTGCTTGAGGCTTTGTTGAAGTCAATGCACCTGCAACCGTTGGAGACAAATAAACCGCGCTATCTTCTGTTAAGGCTGAAGTATTTAAGCCTGTTATTAAGCCTTCAGTAATAATAAATCCGCTTTGATTGTCCGCAATACTTTCAGCAACTACACCAAAAGTATTAGCCGAAAAAGCATCCGTAACAGCTAAACCTTTTGCCACTGTTATTCGATTACCCTGACTTCCTGATAAATAAACGACATCACCTTTATTAAGTGTTGCTCCAGTGCGATTATTCACTCTTTGGTGTAATTGTTGACCAATGACATTGGTAACATTACCTCCCTTTAATCCTTGTATAAGAGAGCCTTGTGTATCATTGTATTCAACTTCACCCACGCCTACTGTGCCATTCTTTGCAGTGTTAAAGGTGATAGAATCGAAAGGCATGGCTAATGCACCGCCTACCAAGTTCCAAACGTTGGAGGTAAAATCAAATGAGTACATTTTTAAATTTACCGTATCAAGAATAACCCATGCGTTTTGATTGTTTACCGGTTGAATGGAAGCCGTGTCGGACAATGCACCACGCCAAACAAGCCCGTCGCCCGTGGTCTGGAAACCAAGACGTTGTTTGTTCAATGTGTTTGGGAATTGGGCGAAAAGGGTGAGGGAAAGGAATATAAAAAGAATTGAAGGCAAAGTTTTTTTGCCTCCAATCTTTCGAATCAAATTGCTCCCTACTTTGAAAAAAAGTTCTTGAATCAAAACCTCTCCGATTTTTCCTAATGCCTTTAAAAACTTACGTTCCTTTTTTGGCTTTATTTCTTCACTCATAGTACTATTCCCATCGTGTTATAAATGTCAAATATTTCTTCATCCTCATTACAAGTTGCCTCAGGGCAACCAATGGCACTCGGAATAAAGCCTATTAAATTACTTGCGCAAGTGCACAAATAATCCTTAATCCTTTTCTTCTTTACCCCTAACCTTTGAAGCATCGTGTCTTGATAAAATTTCAAGCCGTCAACCCCCACGTTTTGCCCATACTCGTTATCAAGCGTATAAAGCCCATTTGTACCAAGTTGCATAACCATGTACGGAGCTGCTTCGTATAACACGGCGTTAGCACAAAAGGATTTTAAATGATCATTCCATAACGCTTGATAAGCCGTTGACGTGAATGCGGTTGAACTTCCTTTGTCAGCAACCAAGGCATCGTAAAAAGATACGCCAATAGCTGGGACAATCCATTGAAACTCCGCATCTTGAATGTGAGGGCTTATAAGGCTTTTATCAAGTCTTATGTCTGCAGGCGTTGGTCTTGCAACTCCGCCGCTTATAACCTCAGACGGTTGTATTAATTGGCTCATTTGTTTCGATTGGTGAATAACCTAATATTTCCCTTTTTTCGTCTTGCGTCAAATTATCCTCAACCTTTATTTCACCCATGAATGACACGGGTAAAGTGTTTGATATTGAGAATTGAACATCTTTAAAGGCTGGGTTATAAAGCCCAATTTCGGCTAAATAAGGATTTATTATTTTAGATAACATCAAGTTTTGGCGCGGTTTAATCACCGTACTTTGCAAATATTCCATTTCCTGACGTATCTGTTGATTGCTTCCAAGTTGCCCCTCCGTGGCGAAGCCTGCAAGTGACTTGCTCCACCTGTTAGCCACGACAATCGCCGAGGCTGCCAAGTTTTGCAAGTTTAAAAATTCGCCCTCGCTTTCCTTTGAGGTGGGAATCCAATTTGCTTTTAATTTTTCGTCCCTAAGAACCTGTACAAATAACTTATGATTATTCCCCATTCCCGTGAACTTGCTTTCAATTCCTTCAACCAATTTCTTTGCTTGGTCGGGCGTAATCGAGCCGAAGAATTGCATCACCCCAGAAGGCATGAAACCATTTTCAAACTTACTTGTATTAAATCTTTGAATGCGATATTCAATCTCAGCCCACATTTTCGCGCCAATCCACTCAGGTAAACCAAAGTAAAAATAGCCTGCCGCGTATTGCTTCACATGAATAACGCTTCTTTGCGTTCCGTCTTCAAATTTCTTAAAGTCAGGATAAATCGGTACTTCCCTGAATCCTTCGCTTTCGTAAAATACGCCGTCGGTAGTAAGTGGCACCTCTTCCCAGTTATCGTAAATGCCAACCGATTTTATAAGCTGATCGGCTTCGGCTTTTCGAATGCCAACGTTGTACACTGGAACATGGTAAATATAAGTAAATGGTTCGCTGCCTACTTTACCTTTAACAATTTCGCAAAAGCTATTCCCAAAAGCATCATAGTCAAACGCAAGTTGAGCCAAAACCTCCTGAAGATTTTGACCATGTAAATTAACCTGTGAAATAACATCTTCTATTTCGCTTAAAGAATCGTCGGTGATAACTTCACCCTTCATTGACGTGGTAAGCAATGTATTTGCTTTACCCATCATGGGAATGAAGCCGTCACCAACGACCATATTTGTTTTATCTTCTATTATCCTTCTTAACGTCGGCGAATTGTTAACAATGGCTATAAGGCTCTTTAAAAAGTCATCTTTTTGCGTAAAGAACCGCACCCATTTTGCCCCTGTAAAATCAAGCCTTTCCCGTGACGGCTCGTTAAAAATGTCCTCCTTTACAAGCATGGTATTGGAGGTATCTAAGGTAACCGAAGCAAGTAAAGGGCTTTGATTCTGTTTACTTACTCGATTGTTCCGATTCGGGACTGCCTGTATTTTCTTTAATTGTTGGCTCATAGCTTTTTTTCTCAGGGGTATAAATGACGTGTTGCCCAACGTCCTGAGGGCTTGATTTATACCAAGCCCTCAATTCGTTTTGCGAAAGTTCGCCGATAGTTTTTCGAATGATGCCAGCTTTGCCCGAAAGGTCTGCACCCACGTAAAGCATTTGTTTGCTTTTTTCTCTAACTATCATACTTTATTAATCTAAGGCGTTCATCACTGTTTCGCCGTTTACGATGTACCTTGCTTTGTTCGTTGTTCTACAAGTAATGGTAAGCGTCTCTTGATTTGAATCGGTAAACAATGCACCCGATAAACCTTCGGCGCTTGTTAACCTTGCAACCCTTTTCTTACCGCCAACAAGTTCAACGCCCCAAATCCAATAGTTACCCGTGTTTTCCACGTGAACACAAACCAAGCCGCAAGCCTGATTTGCCATGTCTTGAATAAGGTTGCGTAATTCCTGATCGCGGCAATTAATGATTCCCGTTAAACTTTGCTCAATGGCTACTGATAAAGTGTCTGGGTCTTGCGTCACCGTTTCCGTGAACGCACCTGAGTTATCCCTGAATTCAATCTCGTAAAACACGGCAGCCGTTGAAGTCATTGTTATTGCCGTGGTTGCTCCCGATGCGTTGTTGGTAATGCTTGTCACCTGATTAGCATTGGCAACATAAAATTTGCCAATACCACCAGCGCACGTTCCGTCTGTACATTGATTAAGCCAACCGCCTGTTATTGCGCTCATTCGTTTTGATTAGTAGCCTAAGCTGATTAAAGATGGGTGAATATAATTAACGCCCATTTTGAAGCGCGCTTTAATGTACACCTTTTCGTCCTTCTGGTCGTACCAAAGTTCTAAAGCCGTTTCAGGGCTTAACACGTCCGTCGCAAGTACCTTGTTTTGCGGCGTGGTATATTCCACGTAATGCGGTTTGGTTGTTCCAAGTCCTGTTGCAATATCGTCCCAACGGAATTGAGGTATAACGGTTACCCCGCGGAAGGTGAATTGCTCAACCCCGTTAATCAACTGAAGTAAACCGTAGTCACCACCGCCGCCGTTTTCAATGTCTTCCCTTAATTGAGAATAAACGCTTTGCGTAACATTGAACACCTTTTGGTTAGCAGGTAAACCTTTCAACTGCAAAGGAGCCTGGTCATACACCGCGCGAAGGATTGCGAAGCCGTCACCTGCGCCAAGGTCAGAGCCTGAACCAGTGTTGCAACGTGGCACTAAGTCTTGTGCAACTAATTGAGGATAGTAAACCGTCCAAAAACCGTCTAATGAATCAAAGTTAGGATTGTTTGAAGACTGGTCACCGAAGTAAGAAAGACGGGTAATGTCATTTCTTATGGCTTGCTGAGTACGGGTCAAAAGAATATTTTCAATCAAAGTTCCTGAAACATCTGGAAGCCTTGTACCTGTTTTCAATAACTCTTCAAAAACGGTATCCTCGAACTCGTCCCAACACATTTCAAGATCCACTTTCATTTTTTCAACGTCGATAGTACGCTGGTAAATGTCAACTGCACCAATTGGATTAAATCCGCAGCCTGAATACTTGCGCACAATGTTTTCCAACTGTTGTACGAAAACCATCTTCTTTTTATTCGCGACGTTTCCAAGTACACGGAATTGTCCGCGTAAATCATCGTCAAAAAAGACTGGTTCTAAAAAAATGTTATTTGCCTCCGTACCTCTAAAGGACACGTCTAATTGGCTTATTTCAACTAATGCCATTTGTTTTTAATTTTAAAGGTTTGGATAAGAAATGGTTGCAGACGTATTTGTTAAAACAAAAGCATCCTCAATGCCAAATGAAAACTCTGTTTTTGCGCCTGCGGTTGTTGCCACGGCAAATAATACTTTCCAATCATTACCCGCGTTTAACGCTGAGGTATTGATTTGTAAAATAGCGGTTGGTGCTGAGGATTGCCAGTTGGCGTATGCCTCATTTCCTGATTCATCCATTACGGTAACCTTGTAAAAATCACTTGCACTTGTTACACCTGTCAACGGTGCAAAGTTCAAACGCTTTCCAGCTGAGGAAGTGCCATAAGTGAATGATACGGGAATGCGATCCTCAAAGGTATCGATACCGTATAATTGCTCCGCGTTTACTCCATTTGCATTTGCATACGGGTTGGTGCGATTTAAGCTGTTTTGCCCGATGTATGTGTTTGAATCGAGAAAACCATTAACGTTTGCTGTTGCCATTATCTTTGTGAGATTTTAGTTTGAACTAATGAAGCGAAAGAATCAAAGTAACTCGATTTCGCTTTTGTTTCCTGAACCTTTTCGTGCGCCGAACCGCCCGAAGGAAGTCCAACGCCTTTTTTAACTTGCGCCCTAAGTGCGACTAATTCATTGCCCAATGTTTCAAGAACCGATTCAATTTCAGTAATCGAGTTCTTTTGTTCTTCGGTTTTCTTGTACATTGATTCCATTTCCTCTTTTTGCTTCGAGTGCATTGTCTCCATTTCATCGGGTGATAATACAAAGTAGCCTTTTTCTTTGAGCATGGAAATAGCAACTTCCACCTCGTCGTTTTTTGGCTCCTCCTCCATTACTTTTTCCTCCTCAATAACATTTTCCACGGTGGGAGTTTCGTCTATGCTATTAAGAAGGCTTTTGATTTTTTCTAAAATAGAACTACCCATTTCATCTTCTTTTTTTGTATTGTTTAATAATGCGGCTGGTACATTCAAGAACTTGTTTAGGCTATTTTGCAACGGTAACATATCTATGTTTTTTTCGCCAACTTTCACAATTTCATCAATGAAGCCAAATTC